ACTCAGTCTCTGACGTATAAATATAGAAAAAACCCAATTCGATGGCCGCTATTGTAACAGATCAGTTTAGAATATTAAACGCAAGTAATTTTGTAGATAACGTTACAGACTCTAACAATTCTTACTACGTGTTTGTTGGTCTGTCCAATCCAACTACATCTGGGTTTGGTAGAAAGACAGATTTTAACACTGATACACCAAGTCCGACAGATAATATCAACTACATGAATTTTGTAGGTGATAATATGTCTTTTGGTAAAAAAGTCACCTCTGATAATGTGAGAAGACTAGTAAGAAAAATATCTTGGTCAAGAGGAACCAAGTATGAAATGTACCGACATGACTATAATTTAAATAACACATCACCTATAACTGGGTCAGCAAGATTATATGATTCAAACTATTATGTGATGAATAGTGATTTCAAAGTTTATATTTGTATTGATAATGGATCCTCTGGAATTAATACAACAGGTAATTCTTCTTTAGATGAACCAACATTTACTGACTTAGAACCATCTAAAGCTGGTACAAGTGGAGATGGTTATTTGTGGAAATACTTATTTACAGTATCTCCTAGTGATATTATCAAGTTTGATTCAACTGATTTCATTTCTGTATCTAATGATTGGTCAACATCAACTGATTCTCAAATTGTGGCAGTAAGAGATAATGGTGACTCTGATATAAACAATAATCAAATTAAGAAGGTATACATTGAGAATCAAGGAACAGGGTATTCAAATGGAACTGGTCAAGAGGTAAACATACTTGGTGATGGAACAGGTGGTAAGGTTGTTGTTGACGTTGTAAATGGTAAAGTAACAAATGCAGTTGTGTCTGCAGGTGGTAAAGGATATACTTATGGAATGGTTGATCTGGGTGCGATTGGTAATACAAGTGCATCTACTAAAGCAAGTTTAATACCAATAATTCCACCATCTAAAGGTCATGGTCACGATATCTATAAAGAGTTAGGATCAGATAGGGTATTAGTATTTGCTAGATTTGATACATCTACGACAAATGATTTCCCTGTAAATACTAGTTTTTCTCAAATTGGTATACTCAAGAATCCAACATCTATTGGATCGACTTCATTATTCACAGATCCTACATTCTCATCTGTAGGTGCTTTGAAACTATCAACTGCGAATGGTACACCACAGATCGGTGAGACTATAAGTCAAGTTGTTACTGCTGGAACAGCAAAAGGATTTGTTGCAGCATATGATGTTGATACTAAGGTAATTAAGTTTGTTCAGGATAGATCAAGTTTCTTGAATCAAACTTCATTCGATACTACAGATTATGTTGGAGTATCTACCTTTGCTAAAGTTCATGGTTTTGAATCAAACACTAACCAAATTAATTGTGGTACAAGTGGATTCAATGGTTCTATAGATACTGGATTTACAGGTGTTAGCACCAATCCAACTGGAACCAAATTAATATCATTAGACACTCAATTCACACAAGGGGTTTCTAATCCTGAGATAAATAAAAAGTCAGGTGATATAGTGTATCTTGATAATCGTCCACTGATTACAAGAAATGCTAGACAAAAAGAAGATGTTAAAATTATTCTAGAATTCTAAAAAATGCCACAAAAAACGAATTTAAATATAAACCCATTTTTTGATGATTTCGATAAGGATGATAATTTTTATCGTGTATTATTTAAACCTGGCTTTCCGATTCAAGCAAGAGAATTAACGCAATTACAATCAATATTACAAAATCAGGTAGAATCCTTCGGTAGTCATATGTTCAAAGAGGGATCAATGGTGATTCCTGGTAATATTACTTACAACGATGCGTACAGTGCAGTAAAGATAAATCCTGATCATTTAGGAATTGATGTAACTGTCTATACAAAACAATTACATGGTAAAAATATAAGAGGTCAATCATCTGGTGTTGTGGCTACTATTGATGATTGTCGTTTCCCTACAGATGGTTCTGAATATACAGATATTACATTATATGTAAATTATACAACATCAGGAACAGACAATGAGGTGTCTAGTTTTGAAGATGGTGAAATATTAATATTAGAAGATGATATAACTTATGGAAATACAACAATCAACTCAGGTGAAACAATAGCGAGTCTTATAAGTGAAAATGCTACATCAACTTCGTCAATAGTTTCTGTGGGTGAAGGTGTATTTTTCATCAGAGGAACTTTTGTAAATATTCAAAAAAGTTCAATAATCTTAGATCCATATACAAATAATTCATCATACAGAGTTGGACTTACAATTTTAGAGGAAATAGTATCCGCTAAAGATGATAAGTCGTTATATGATAATGCTAAAGGATTTTCAAACTTTGCAGCACCTGGTGCTGATAGATTAAAGATATCAGCAACATTATCCAAAAAAGCGATAAATGATTACGATGATAAAACTTTTGTTGAACTAATAAGGATTGATGATGGTGAAATTAAGGTATTAAAAGAATCTTCCGATTACAATTTAATTAGAGACTACTTCGCAAAGAGAACATTCGATGAATCAGGAAATTATGCAGTAGAAAATTTTGAAGTTCAAATTAACGAATCTTTAAACGATAGAGAATCTAATGAGGGAGTATACTTTGAAGGAGAGCAAACTGAGCAAGGAAACACACCATCAGAAGATTTGATGGCTGTTAAAATATCTTCTGGAACTGCTTATGTTAAAGGATATGATGTTGATTTTGTAAATACAACTATTATAGATGTTGAAAAACCTAGAGATGTAGAAAAAATCAATAGTGCTCAAGTTCCTTTTGAATTTGGTACCAAATTAAAGTTAAACAATGTTCATGGAACACCACAAATATCATTAGCAACATCTAATACTATTTCTTTATATGATGAAAGAAGAGGATCATCCGTAACAGCATCTAATGGAAATAGAATCGGTGCAGCAAGAGTTTATATGCATAATTTATCTGATGCAACTTACTCAAACGCATCTACAGAGCATGATTTATATTTGTTTGATGTACAAACATTTGTAGATCTTGATATCAACACAGCTTTGAGTCCTCTACAATGTCCAGCAGCATCATTTGTAAAAGGAAAGAGTAGTGGAGCGACAGGTTTCGTAGAGACCACTGTAAATAATAGCACTGCAGTTAAACTAACACAAACATCAGGAACATTTGTAAGTGGAGAGCAGATCATAATCAATGGTGATGAATCAATTGTAAGATCAATAAGAACATTAAAGATAAACAGTATTCGTGATGTAAAATCTGTATATCAAGATACTAGCACTGTTACTGGATTTGCTGCAGATTTTGGTGGAGACGTTGTTTTACAAAAAACAGCAGTGTCGGGTATAGGAGTCGCAGATCAAGTACAGATAGCGACTAATGGTGTGGTTACTGGTAAATTAGACGTAATTTCTAGTTTAAAGGTTGGTGATATTGTTAAGTATCCCGTTGCTGGTCAAGCAGTTGATAGTTTTAATCGTATTGAAAGTGTGGGTTTAACCACTGCTAAAGTTGAAGCAGTAACAGATGTAAGTGGAGTATGTGAAGGAGGACTACCTTCCGCAGCAGTTCAAACAAATTTAATTGTAGGTTCACCCATAGTATCTGATAAGGGTGGTCTTTTTGCACCAGTGGGAAGTAATGATGTATCCACTGTCAATCTTGCAAATTCTAATTTGATGATATCAAAGCAGGTTACTGGACAAGCAACTAACTCAGTAACAGGTGCTTTAAGTATACCAATAACTAATGCAAGCATAGGATTGACTAGTGCTCTATTTGAAACATTTGATGCTGAGAGATATTATGTCGCTTATAGTGATGGATCAATCGAGGATCTCACATCAGATCAAGTCACTCTAGGTTCTGGTGGTGCAACAGTCGAATTTACTGGATTAACAGCAAATCAATCAAACGTTGTTGTAAATGTTACCACTAAAAAAATAGGTATTGAAAGTAAGAAGAAAGAATTTATCAGAAGTGAAAAACTAACAGTTAACGGAACAGTATCCGCTGCATCAACTGCTTTAAGTGGACTCACTACAAGCACTTATATGGGATTGAGAGTTCAAGACGATGAAATATCATTAAATTTACCTGATGTTGTAGAGGTTATCGCTGTGTATGAATCTTTAGATTCATCAGCACCAACTTTAGATTCACTTACATTTCCATCAGGTTTGAATCTTGATACATCTTCTATATTGGGTGAAAAAATAGTGGGATCCACTAGTGGTGCTCTTGCACAAATAGTAACTAGATCATCAGCAACTAAAGTTGAAATTGTTTATTTGAACTCATCTAAATTTATAGTTGGAGAAATATGCACATTTGAAGAGTCTAGTATCACCTCTGTTCTTCAAGTAATTGGTAATGGTAACTTCCAAGATGTAACAACTAATTATAGTTTGGATAAGGGTCAAAGAGAACAATTCTATGATTATTCTCGTATAAAAAGAAATAACGATTATATTCCATCAAGACAATTACTTATTATATTCAACTACTTTGAAGTTCCAAGTAGCGACACTGGTGATGTATTCACAGTTAATTCATATCCATCAGAGTCATTCAAATATGATATACCATTTACTGATAGTGCAGTTAGAATTTCAGACTGCTTAGATTTTAGACCAAGAGTTGGTAGATTTACTGCAACAAATACATCACCATTTGCATTTTCAAGTAGAGATTTTTCAGCATCAACAAATCCTAGTCTAACAGTTACACCTCAAGAAACTTCTCTAATCGGATATGAACATTATCTACCAAGAGTTGATAAGGTAACTTTAAGTAAAGAGGGTATATTGAGTGTAGTTAAAGGTGTATCTTCAATGAATCCTAAAGAACCAGCAGGTATTGATGAATCCATGCACATTGCAACTATAACTCTCCCTGCTTATCTTTATGATGTAGATGATGCTGAAATTAGAGCAGTTGATAATAGAAGATACACGATGAGAGACATTGGTAAACTTGAAGATAGAATAGAAACCCTTGAAGAGACTACATCACTTTCTTTATTAGAACTTGATACAAAAACTTTTCAAGTAAGAGATGTTGATAATTTAGATAGATTCAAATCTGGATTTTTTGTTGATGATTTTAGAGATTCACTACGTCAAGATCCTTTAACAAAAGGTTTTTCAATTGTTGATGTGGGAGAATTCACTACAGCAGTAGATCTTTATACTATAGCACCTGAACCTGCTCTAGAACCTTCAATAAATGTAGATACTGCAGATTTTCAATCTAATTTAGAGTTATTAGATTCTAATGTACAAAAAACTGGTAATCATATCACGTTAAAGTATGATGAAGTTGAGATGTTTAATCAACCATTAGCATCAAGAGTTGAAAATGTAAATCCATTTAATATGATTGAAATTGAAGGAATTATACGTTTGAATCCAGATGCAGATGCATGGACAAGAACTATAAATGTTGCGACTTCAAATACAAGAGTGGTTGTAGGTAGACCAATCGTTCTGCAACATAATACGAGAATTCCTAGAAAAAATGACGTAATTAGAAGGAGAAGAAGAGGGTGGTTCCGTCGCTTACTATTTGGTCGTCGTGGAGGTGGAACTAGACCACATCCAGGTCTTGATATAGGTGGAGGACAAAGACTTTTCCAAGAGAATATTCAAGGTGATCGTGCTCTTGTTCAATCATACATAGAAACAATTCAAGGTCCAATCACTGCTGATACTCACATAAGATCAAGAAATGTTGCCTTTGATGCATTCCAATTAAGACCTTTACAAAGACATTACGCATTCTTTGATAATACAAGTGGAATTGATATTGTTCCAAAACTAATTGAAATTTCAATGACCTCTGGATCATTTGTTATCGGTGAAACTGTAAAAGGTTACATAGGTGGTAATCACGTATTCAGTGCGAGAGCATATGCACCTAATCATAAAACTGGTCCTGGTGCATCTCCCACGACAACTTATAGTTTGAATCCTTATGATAGAACTGTTGAACTACCATCAGTATATTCTTCATCATCAACCATTTTGAATGTAGATGTAAATTCTTTAGTTGATGAAGTATTAGGAAAATATTTTGGATTTGTAACTCAAGGTATGACTTTACTTGGTGAAACAAGCGGATCACAAGCAACAGTTGCTAGTGTTAAATTAATAGCAGATACTTTTGGAGACCTAAAAGGTGCATTATTCTTTAGAGATCCATTCACAACTCCATTACCACCGCTAAGATTTACCGTAGGCACAAAAACATTCAAACTTACATCAAGTAGCACAAATGATAAACCTTTACCAGGAAGTTTGTTGATAAGTGCTGGAGAGACAACATATGAGGCAAATGGTTTAATAAATCAATTATCAAGACAGAGAGTAAATGTCTTCAGACCGATACAAAGAAGGAGAAGAAGAAGAGGACGTAAGCATAGTGATCCTCTAGCACAATCATTTACGGTTGATTCAAAAGGAGCGTTTCTTTCTTCAGTAGACTTATACTTTGCGAATGTTGATCCATC